ACCGACAGCGAGTGAAACGACTCCGACTGGGTGTCGGAGACTCGGCGACCGGACCGGCCGCTGTAGTGTTCAGTGTTCATCTGGGCTTCTCCTTTGAGGAGTACTAAATCGGAACAGAAGGAGGCTCCCGAAGAACCTGCTTGTGTGTCGACTCATCCCATTCGATGCGCCGGCAGGCCGTGCCGGCGCGGTCTTCTAATGCCCTTGCTGCGTGGACTGCATCAACTGACCGATCTGTTTGAATGCTTCGAACAAGGTCGGGTCGGTTGCTCGTTGCTGCCTGAGGTCCTCCCTTATGGCGTTTTTGTCGTCTCCCACTCGGCTTCTCGCTGCTTCGATTGCCTCGTGGACTCTTGCAAGTGCTTCCTCGTCGGACATGTCACCTCTTGTTGGCGATCATTCTCTCTAATATGGTCAACTCGACCCGGTCAGCCCACCACTGACTAACGGCCCGGTTGCCTACAACACGCTCGAACTCGTCGACCTTTTCGGCCGGCAGGTCCGCCCGCTTCTTGCCCTTCGCATCGAACGCCTGCGGATTCACGAAGTTCGTGACGTGCGGCGCATACAGGCCGCACAGTTCCGCGAGTGTTCTTTTCGTCATGCCTTTGACGGCCCGGTTCTCCCAGGCAAGCCAAACGGCATCGCGAAAAGTCGCACACTTGGCGATCTCGTTGTCAGGAAGGAACCGCGGTGCATCTGCAGGGCCTTCCGACTTCAGGTTGGTTGCAGCGGCCTTGTGCGGCGTTTGTTGTGTCTGCATCGTCCTTTCCATTTAGTGAAAAACAATCGCGTTACGACTTGGATTACTGCATAGAGCCGGGGGAAATTGAAGGGGTCGACCGACCCCTTAACCCCATGAAACTCACCCAGAAGAAAATCCGCCAGATGATGCGTTTCAGAAGATCAGCCAATTCAAGCAGCAACCTTGTCCCGAGATCGCATGACCTTCCGGTGAAGAGCGACGAGCTTCCGCCCCTTTTCGTAGCCGAAGGACTTTTGCTTGGTCTGCCTGAGCACGTGGTTGACCGCAGACTGACTGGCGCCGATTTGGGCGGCGATTTCGGTCTGGGTCATACCTGCATCGAGGCAGTCGCGGAGGAGTTGGGTCCAGTTCATGAGGCCAATATTAGCACACTAATATGCGCTGTCAATAGTGATCTACTTGAGAAAACTAATAACATGCGTCTCATGAGCATAGGTGAACGAATCCGTCAATTAAGGGAAAAGGCAGGCCTTTCCCAGTCAGATCTCGCAATTAAGGCGGGCGTGTCCCAAGGTACGATCAGCCAACTCGAGAAAAACCCCAATCAAAAGACAAAGCACCTGGTCGCAATCGCTCGCGTATTGGATGCCTCGGTCGACTGGCTCGAGAAAGGGACCGGTCCGATCGAACGCCAAAGAAAGACGGCGATCACTCCGGATGACTCGGACGAGTTCATTGCAATCAGAAAAGTCGTGTTCAGAATAAGCGCAGGTGTAGCAGGATTTGCCGTCGATTTCCTCGACAACGGCGATGGCGCCCCACTGTTCTTCCAGAAGACGTGGTTTGAAACCCGGGGATACAACCCCGACGACCTCTATGCAATCAAGGTGCGCGGCGCCAGCATGGAACCGTCACTCGCCGACGGCGATACCGTAGTGGTCAACACGGATGACAAGACCCCACTAGACGGCGAAGTGTTCGCTGCGAACTACGACGGCGAGCTGGTCGTGAAGCGTCTGGTGCGCGACGTCGGCGAATGGTGGCTCTCATCGGACAATCGCGACGACCGTCGATACCCTCGCAAGCGCTGCGACGAGCAGACGTTCATCCTCGGTCGAGTCGTCCACAAGCAAAGCGAACGCATCTGATTCCGTAGCGCGACGGGGCCAATCCCTATAACAACGAAATTCGAGACTGCGCCGGCCGACGACCGAGCGCGGCGAGCCCAACTGCGTTATCCCAGCCCGCCCAGTGCGGGCTTTTTGTTGTGCCTGTCATACGGTCGGCAAAAGTTGGACGCCCATGTTGTTTCCAAAGGTAATTTCTGTCCGATCAAAGGTGTGACGAAAAAGCATCACTCTGCGCTGACCTTCTTCCTCATCTTCTTACTAAACGCAACAGTGTCTTGCGCACAAACACGCCTCTAGTACCCCGCAAAAGAAAATATTAGTTTGCTATTGACGCGGCCCTATTAGCCAACTAATATTCATCCCATGCGCTGAACGAACGGCGCGGCGGCGAAAGCCGGTGCTCTTTAACACGACTGGAAACGATAGAACACGCCGATGGCTCTTCGGAGCGGCTAGGCGCAGGACGTAACCCTCGACTCCTGATGAAAGACCCGAGGCTATCCGTGATCCGCCTGGCTGCCAGATGCAGCTATAGAACGGGTCACGGGTTGAATGGTTTTATCAGTGCGCCACGTGTTGACGCACCGCTAAGACAAACGGAGATGGGAATGAGCCAGAACGCGCAAGACCTGATGGAGTTGCAGCGCCTCGCACAGGGAGGTGCTGGTGCGCTGACCGAAACCCTGCTGCGTGAATATGCGCTGCGGATTATCGCCGCGGGCTTGCGCGACGAACGAGGAGGCTTGTGATGGGAGCGATCACCCCGATTCACGTGACGAGAGCGGGCGAGCACGTCTTCGGACGCGAACTTGACGCACTCGAGCGACTGGACGAAGCAGCGCAGGCTGCACGGTATCAGGCGGAGCAAGACACGACGTTCGACGAAGTGCTCGAGGAGATCGCCGAGAGCTTCACGAGCATCGACAAGGCGATGTTCATGGATCGCCTGATGAAAGACACAGACGAAGCTCGCAAGGTGCTACACCGGCTCTGCCAGAAGGCATACGAGCGCGTCGTCGAGAAGGTAATCACGCGGCAGGCAGCGCAGTAAGCCTGCCGCAAAGGAATCCCGCAGGACCCTGACTGATGAGCGTTCAAGAGCGCTTATTTTTCAGTGCCTTGCCATTAGCAGTCCTACCCGCCTGGCTGAGTCTCAGGCACTTGGAGATCACATGGAAACGAAGGAACTGACCGTCGTAGAGCGCGCAGCAGTCGCACTCGGCACGCCGGAGCACGAGAAGAAGCTGGTCGAGCTGGTGAAGCAGTCTTCCACGATCGTCGAAATCAAGAACGCCGATGCGCGCACGCAGTGCCACTCGGCTTACATGGTGCTCAAGACAGCCCGCGTCGACATCGAAAAGGCTGGCAAGGCAGCGCGCGAGGATGCGACGGCGTTCTCGAAGGCGGTGATCGCTGAAGAGAAGCGGCTGGTCGGCATCACGGCGGCCGAGGAGTCGCGGCTGCAAGGCCTGCGCGACGTGTGGGACGAGGCGCGCGAGGCTGAGAAGCGCGCTATCCGCGAGGCGGAAGAGTTGCGCGTCGCATCGATTCGCGCTCGCATCGAAGCTTTCATGCTCGACGCGGTGACGGTCGCATCCAAGTCTTCTGCCGAGATCGCGGCGCACGCCGAGAGCGTCGACAAGATGGTGATCGCGATCGACGAGTTTGCCGAACTGACTGGCGAAGCGCAGGCGAAGCAGTACCAGACGGTGAAGTGGCTGCGCGAGCGGCACGCCGACGCGGTCGCGAAGGAAGCGGAAGCCAAGCGCCTCGAAGCAGAGCGCGCGGAACTCGCCCGGCTCCGCGCTGAGCAGGAAGAGCGCGATCGCAAGGCAACCGCCGAGCGTGCGGAGCAAGAGCGCAAGGCGCGCGCCGAGCGTGAAGCCGAAGAGGCGAAGCTGCGCGCAGAACGCGAGGCACACGAAGCAGCGTTGCGCGCCGAGCGCGAGGCAGAAGAAGCACTGCTCCGCAAGCATCGCGAGGAACACGAGGCGAATATGCGCGCGCAACGCGAAGAACTCGCCCGTCAGCAGGCCGCCATCGATGCCGCGCGCCGTAAGGTTGAAGAGGAAGCGGAGGCGAAGCGCCGGGCCGAAGAGCAAGCGGCACGCAAGGAAGCCGAGCGCATCCGCGCTGAGCAAGACGCAAAGATCGCCGAGCAGAAGCGCCGAGAGCGCGAGCAGTTCGTCGAGAAAGGCCCGACCGATGACGAACTGGTCGACGTCCTGGCTTCCCACTATGGCGTGACCGTCGGCGACGTTCTCCGCTGGCTCGAAGCGTTCGACCTCGAGTCGTTCAAATCCAACCTCGCGATCTAAATCCACGACGCCCCGCCTAGTCCGGGGCAAGGAGAAACCATGTCTGACCTGATCCCGGCACAGTCCTTCGACCTGTCGCCCAAGTCCCTCGAGGAAGCGCTGAAGTTCGCCGACTACCTCGCTGATTCCAGCATCGTGCCGAAGGACTTTCAGCAGAAGCCCGGCAACATCCTCGTCGCCATCCAGTGGGGCATGGAACTCGGCTTGAAGCCGATGCAGGCCATGCAGAACATCGCCGTGATCAACGGCCGCCCTTCCCTCTGGGGTGACGCAGTGCTCGCGCTGGTGCGCGCCTCGCCGCTCTGCGAGTACGTCTACGAGTCGTTCGAGAACGGAACGGCCATGTGCCGCGTGAAGCGCCGCGGCGAAGACGAGCAGTTCCGGACGTTCTCCGAGGCCGACGCGAAGCAGGCTGGCCTGATCGGCAAGCAGGGCCCGTGGGCGCAGTACCCGCAGCGCATGAAACAGATGCGCGCCCGTGCCTTCGCGCTGCGCGACGTGTTCCCGGACGTGCTGAAAGGCATGCCGATCGCCGAGGAGGTCAGCGACTTCGCGACCGAGAAGGACATCACGCCGCGCGGCAAGCAGACGCCGACGCAGATCGCCCAGGCGGCGCAGCAGTCGGCTCAGATTGCCCGCACCGACAAGCACGAAAACATGATCGCCGACCTTGAGCTGATCGCGAAGGAAGGCGGCCCGGAGCCTCTTGCAGCTGCATGGGGCCGCATGACCAAGGAAGACCGCAAGGCGATCGGACCGGACGAACTGAATCGTCTGAAGGCAATGGCGGGCGCCGAAGACGTCACCCCGAACGAAGGAGCAAGCCATGAGTGAAGCCATCGAGCAACGGTCCGATGAGTGGCGCGCGCAACGCGCCGGCCGCCTGACTGCTTCCCGCTTCGTCGACGTGGTCAGCATGACGAAGGCCGGGAAGCCGACAGCCGCGCGCGACAAATACATGCGCGAGATCGTCTTCGAGCGGCTCGCGGCGGCGCCGAAGCACTCCATCGACGGCCACGCGCTGCGCTGGGGAACGGAGGTCGAGGCGTTCGCGAAGGAAGCCTTCGAGCTCGAAACCGGCCACATCGTGATGCCCGCCGAGTTCACGCTGCATCCCGACTATCCGTTCATCGGGGCCAGCCCGGACGGGCTGATCGGCGCCGACGGCGGCTATGAATCGAAGTGCCCGATGGATGAAGCGGTGCACATCAACACGCTGCTCAACGGGATGCCCGACGAGCACAAGCCGCAGGTTCAGGGCTGCATGATGGTCACCGGCCGGAAGTACTGGATGTTCGTCTCCTACGACCCGCGCGTCTCCGAGCGCTTCCGCCTCTTCCACCAGCGCATCGAGCGCGACGACACCTACATCGACCAGATCCTCCTGCCCGGCCTGCTGCAGTTCAACGCAGAGGTCGAGCAGATGATCGCCGAACTCAACCGCCGCGCCGCGTAACGGAGAACGACATGAGCGAGATCGCCAACAAGCGAGTGCTGATGGAACGCGCGCAGGCGCTGATCAAAGCGTCCGAGCCGACGCTCGATCAACTAGGCGGCGTCGCTGAGGCGCTCGCTCAAGTCGCGACGGACCTGATCGGCGCCGATTGCCGGATCGTCATCAAGGTCGATCAGAAGGCGCTTCAAGTCGCCATTGAACGGAATGAAAGAATCAGAGGGGCAGCATGAACCACACAGCAGATCCCGCACCGCTCTCCGAAGTCGAGGCCATGCTCGGCGCGGTGCTTGTCCTTTCCATCGTCGGAATCGCAGCGACGGTGATCATCGCAATCCTCGGGAGCCTGGCCTGATGAAGACGCCCACCCGCAACACCGATCTGCGCCACCTGGACACGAGCGGCGCGCTCACCACCGAAGAGCGTCGCGCGATCCAGCGGCAGCGCCAGCGCGAAGCACTCGGCCTGACCGGCCCGCGCGTGAAGATCAGCAGCCTGTTCGTGCCGGCGCGCGTCGCCAAGCAGTTCGCCTACATCAACGTCGGCGCCCAGTAACTCTCCCGAATCTTCTCACCATGAACGGAACACTGATCGTTGCGCTTATCTGGGCGCTCTCCTGTGCTGGCGTGTGGGTATTCATCCACGGCGCGAAGAAGGCACGACGCACCGAGCACTGGATCGAAGAGGCCCGGCGCAACGTGAAGTGGCCGGCGAAAGCCAAATAAAAATCGAGGACAGCATGAGCATGGAACACACGCCGGGACCGTGGACCAACCACGGACGCATCTCGCAGCCGGGCCTGCCGCATTCGGCGGTAGCAGCGAAAACGCTGATCGCGCGCGTCTACTCGGAAGCTTTTGGCGATGAAGCTCAGGAGGCGGCCAACGCTCGCCTGATCGCCGCCGCGCCCGAGTTGCTTGCCGTGCTGGTCGAATTGACGGACCTCGAAGGGCCGCTGCCCGGGAATCAAGCTTGGTACATCAAAGCCCGTGCCGCGATCGCCAAGGCAACCGGAGAGCAAGCATGAGCGCCGGAAAGCTCGAAATGTGGATGTCGCCGCTGACGAACCGGATATTCGTGGGCAAGTCGCGCGCCGACGCGCACGGCCGCGTGGCTACGCAGAAGCAGGACGTGACCGCGCAGTGCATCAACGGCGCCGTCGCGCATCTGGTCGCTGAAAACGATCTGGAAATCATTGTGACGCTCGACGAAGGCCGTTACCGCGTTCGAATCACGCCGGAGGCAGCATGACCGAAAACACCCTGTGGATGCTCCACATCCAAGGCCCGGACGACGTCATCGCGGCACCGTCCAAAGACGAGGCCGACAAGGTCGCGGCAGCTTTCAACAAGTTCTGGGGCGACTACCTCGCGAAGCAGCGCGCGCAGTCCGTTGCCGAAGGTCGCAACCCGGACCACTGGCCAACCGTGACCGCCGTCGTAGTCGAGTGGGACAGCACGCCGAAGCAGCACGCGACGAATCTCAAGCGTTACTGGCCGGAGTATGCCGAGTACCTGAAGTTCGCGACCGCCTAACCCACCCCGGCGCAGCGCATCGCGCCGGACACGATAGAGAGAAGAATATGAGCGACCTGCTCAACAAATGCCACGTCGGGGATTGCCGCAAGGTCATGAGCGCATGGCCTGCCGCTTTCGCAGATGCGTGCATTACCGATCCGCCCTACGGCGACACGAGCCTTGTGTGGGATCAACGCTGCGATGGCTGGATCAAGGCCGTCTCGCGTGTGCTGAAGCCTGCAGCATCGATCTGGGTGTTCGGCAGCATGCGCTTCGTCACGACGCTGTTCGGCGAGATGGAAGCCGCTGGCTTCAAGTACGCGCAGGACATCGTGTGGGAGAAGCAGAACGGCTCAGGATTCCATGCAGACCGCTTCCGCCGAGTGCACGAGCATGCGGTGCAGTTCTACCGCGGCGCGTGGGCAGACGTCCACAAGGAACCGCAGTTCACGAACGACGCCCGCGCCAAGACCGTTCGTCGGAAGACACGCCCGACGCACACCGGCCATATCGACGCCGGCCACTACGTCAGCGAAGACGGAGGCCCGCGCCTGGTGCGCAGTGTGATCGACGTCGCGAACGAGCACGGCAACGCGCTGCACCCGACGCAAAAGCCGCTCGGCATCCTGGCGCCGCTGATCTCCTACTCCGTGCCGGTCGGCGGGATCGTGGTTGATCCCTTCATGGGCAGCGGATCGACGGGGATCGCCGCGCGCACGCTCGGGCGGCAGTTCGCCGGCTGCGAGCTGAAGCCAGAGTATGCAGCCCTGCTCGACGAGCGCTCGCGGCAAATCGACCTTCTGGCGGTTGCATGACCCCCACAAAGACAGCAGCACTCACGCACCTACGAGCGCTCTGCAACGCCATGAAGCCGACGAGCGTGCTGCTGCATCAAGCGGTGGCGTCGAGCGCGGCGCTGTTTTCCACACTGGCCGGCGAACCAGTAGAGATCAGGATCGGCTCTGTGCTGATCGCAAGGAGCGAGAAGTGAACGAGGAAAAACGCGCGTCAGACGATGCGGAGCGGGAGCGGTTCGAGGCGTGGTGGATTGACTTTCCACTAGGGCTCAAATGGAACGACACCCCTATGGGTGATCGCATGTGGCTCGCATGGCAAGCCGCACTGTCAGCCCGAGCCGATGGCAGGGATTCGAGCGATGCGCGGGATGCGGAGCGGTATCGGTGGCTGCGTGATCGGAACCGCGATGATCGAATGGAAATTGTAAATAACACTGAATCGGACATGGACTCCTTCATTGACGGGCAGATCGCCAGGGAGAAGAAATGAAAGACAACAAACGCGCGGCAGACGATGCGGAGCGGGAAGAAGCGCTGAAGAAAAGCGGACACCATAGCATCGGCATCAACAACCGACTGGCATACAGAGACGGTTGGAATGACTGCCGAGCCGCGCTGTCGTCCCGCGCCGATGTCGCCGCCGATCGCACCGCAGACAGGCATTACATCGCTGGCATGCAGGTCGGATATAACTTCGGCGTTGAAGAAAACAGCGCGGGCATGCAGAAGTGCATCGAGCAGCGCCAGAAAGACATTCGCGAATCGAAGATTGATGAACCGTCCCGCGCCGATGGCGGCAAGGATTCGAGCGATGCGCTGGAGGGTGCGGCACAGTATTTTGAAGACGCTGGTGACCCGGAAGGCGCAGCAATGATCCGCAAATACGCCGCCATTGCAGGAGATAAGAAATGAACGATTGGGAAACAGTTCGCGTGAAGGGGCTAGGCAAACTCGTTGAGGCAATGGAGCGCGCAGACGATAAAGGCTATCTGCCCGATGCGATCCGCGAAGAATGGGACGCTTTCATGCTTGACATAGCCGATGGCGGCAAGGGTGAGGCGGTGTATCAGATGCAACTGCGCGGGCCTGATTGGGCCGATGTGGAAAAGCGGACTTTCGACGACTTGCCGCGTATTCGCCGCCGCATCGTCTACACCGCCCCGCAAGCCGAGTGCGCACCGCGTGAGGCGCAGCCGGTGGCGTGGATGGTGCTTGCATCGAACACACGCAAGCCGTGTGAAGTAACGCTGCATAAAAGTGAAACTGAGGCGTTGCGGCAGGACTGCGTAATCCCTCTCTACGCCGCCCCTACGCCTGAGCGTGCGGACGCCGATACAGCGGGGGCGAAGCCTAGTCAAGATTGGATCGACGGCTACGCGGAAGGGAAAATTGTGGCTCGACAGCTAGCCGCAGCGGGCGCGAGTCAGGAGCGTGCGGACGCCGGGAAGGATGCGGCGCTGACGGATGCTGCGCGTGATGTGCTGGCAGAGCGTCAACGTCAGATGGATAAGGAAGGCTGGACGCCTAAGCGCGACGATCGTTACGTCAATGAAGAATTGGCGCTAGCCGCCATCGTGTACGCAGAAAGCGCAGTCGGCTACCACACTGAAGCGCCTGATACGTGGCCGTGGCACCCGGACTGGTTCAAGCCGACGACGCCGCGCCGTGACTTGGTGAAAGCTTGCGCGTTGCTTATTGCGGAAATCGAGCGCACGGACCGCGCAATCCTTGCCGCGAACAAGGAGCCGAAGTGAGCGACCGCGCTCTCACTCTAAAGGACGTTGCTGCATTACTCTTCCCATGGGAGGTCAACGTCAACCTTTCCCTGCTTGTGAGCTGCAGAGAACGATATTCCGACTCGCTCTGACGTGCCAGTTAATTCGTACATCTCGCCGGATGAAAACGTCGTGTTCGAAATGTCGACGATGAATTTGGATCCAGTTAAATCAGCAAGTGCTTTTGCGATCGCCCGCTCGATGTCGGTCGTAGAAAAATTTCGAAGCGGACTGGATGTCATTTGATACCCCCGTTTCCACGAATCCTAGCATGACGAAACACATCAACGAATTCCTGCGCGTGACGCGCGCTTATCTGGAGGTGCCGACATGGCAAAACTGATCAGCCTGGACCAATGGGCCGAGGCACTCTTTGGGAGCGAGAAGCCGCATCGGAATACGCTTCTCAACTGGCGCAAGAACGGGCGAATCGTTCCGCAGCCCATCAAGTGTGGAACCAAGTATTTCGTCGAGCCGCACGCGATCTACTACGATGATGCGGGCGAGATGCAACGGAGGCTCGGCAATGGCCGCTCGGCGTAGGGAGGCGAAGCGCCGGCATTGGCCGGCGAACCTGTACCAGAACAGCGCCGGCTATTTTTACTGGCGCAATCCGGATACACAGAAAGACTACGGGATCGGACGAGATCAGGCCAAAGCTTTCGGCGAGGCGCGCGCAGCAAACGCCGAGCTCGAGAAGATCCGCGGATACGTATCGGTCGTCCAACGCATGACGGCGCCCGACGAGAAAACGCTGCTGGAGTGGTCCGGCGAGTACCAGAAGATCTACGAAGAAACCCGTAATCCAACGCCCAGCACCTTGCGGACCGTGAGGTCAGGTCTGCGAGCGGTTGCAAAGGCGGCATTCAGCGAAAAGCATTTGCGGAAGATTCAAACGCGAGAGGTCGCTGAATTTCTGGACAGCATCGACAAGCCGAATATGGCGAAACTCGTCAGGAAGACGCTGCACGACATGATGCGCGTCGCTGAGACGAAGGGTTTGATTGAGACAGGCAAGAACCCTGTAACGGTGACCCGCACGCCGGACATCGAGGTTGAGAGATCGCGCCTGACGCTCGAGAAATTCCAGGCGATTTACATGACTGCGGCCGAGCGGCAGCCGTGGATCGCGCGAAGCATGGAACTGGCGATCGTCACGGCCCAGCGGCGCGAAGACGTTTCTAACATGCTGTTCTCCGACGCGAAGGACGGATTCCTGTCCGTCGCTCAGTCGAAGACCGGAATGAAACTTAGAATCCCGACCTCCGTACGCCTGGACGCTCTCGGCCTGACGCTCGAAGAAGTGATTCGCCGCTGCCGAGACACTGTCGCTTCGAAATGGATGCTCCACTACGCGCGGCGTCGCGGATCGCGGGTGGCCGGGAATCAGGTGATGCCACAGGCCATCACTCGAAGTTTCGCCGAGGTGCGCGACGCGACTGAGGGGGTGACGTGGGATGAAGGGAAAACGCCTGCCACGTTTCACGAGATCCGTAGCCTAGCGGCTCGGTTATATGCCGAGCAATACGGGCCGGAATTCGCGCAGGCGATCCTCGGCCATAAGTCGGCCAGCATGACCGAAATGTATCGAGACGTGCGCGGCTCTGAATGGGTTGAAGTGAAGCTGGCCGTCTAATAATTTCAAACGAATAATAGACGATTCTAGACGACGCCTTTACAGCAAACGGGTTGCGGGCGCGCGCCCTTACCTGTGAGGTAAAGCCCGTAAAATAACGATTGTGCTTTGCTTTCAGACACTTATATTCGGTTTGAAGGCGAATAGGACAGCCTATCAGTGCACATCTAGGCACATTTATAATCAAAGACTTACAGCGTCATTCCAGACGAGTGAGACGGCGAAGTAGGGGGCTTTTCGACAGGGAAGGAAGCACGCACGCGTGCCGAGACTGCGAGCACTGGGCGGAGATTTGGAGGGAATGGTCGCCAAACGACTTTCCTCGCCAAACCAGCGCGGGCGGTCGGCCGACTGGCTGAAAATAAAGAATGCGGGCTACGGGCGCCCGGCCGCACTGGGATGGGATCAAGAGAAGAAAGCTTGATGCGGCGCACGTCCTTATAAATCCTACGAATCCGGGTATACGTGTGCTATATTGCGCGCCATGAAAATGCGCCGTACCAATTACTACTACCCAATCCCGATGCTTGAGCGGTTGAAGCTTGCCTCTTCCCGACTAGGCATTCCGGTCAGCGAGGTCATTCGAAGGGCCATCGAAGACGCGCTGCAGAAAATGAAAATCTGAGGACACGATGACAAAAACCGACACTCGGCCGACTGTGGCCGTCATTATCCCGTTCTACAACGGCGCCAAGTGGATAGAGCGAGCGATCAAGAGCGTCCTTGAGCAGACCGTCGCCCCTGACGAGTTCGTCATCGTGAACGATGGATCCAAGCCGGAGGAGCGCGCAGCGCTGGATCCGCTCGCCAAACGGTACGGATTCTCGATCATCGACAAGGAAAATGGCGGACAGGGGTCAGCCAGGAACGCCGGTGTTGCGGCGACAAAATCCGATTTCATTTCGCTGCTCGACCAAGACGATAAGTACCTTCCGATGCATATCGAGGATCTACTGTCGATTATTCCGGAGCGCGATCCTCGACTCGGATATGTATACGCGGACCTGTGCGAAGGCGATGAAGATGGGAGCATCGTCCACACCAATATGCTTCGTCAGCAGGTTGGGATGCACCCAAAGCGCGGTCACATAGCGTCAATGCTTCGAAACGATTTCTTCGTGCTGCCTTCGGCGTCGCTGATCTCTCGCAAAGCGTTCAATGAGATCGGC